CATTGTTTGGCGGCCAAATTGATAAAATTGCTCCATACTTTACAAAATCTGGTGAAGGTCTTATATTTGCAAAAGACAAATTCCTAGCAGACTTTGAAACAATTACAGCTACACCACCTGAAGATGGTGAACTAGGTGCAATGGCACAATTTTTAGAAACAGTTAAAGAAGCAAAACTAGCGATTGTTACAAATTTAATTAACCCGCTACTAGGTGCAGTTACTGAAGTGTTTGGTCCATTCAATGGTTGGTTTACAGGCTTTATTGGTGAACAAGGTGAAGGATCTACTTTTAAAACAGCGTTGTCAAATATTAGCAAGTATATAACAGGAACAGTTAATCCTGCACTTAAAAGTTTCTTTGAAACAGTTGATAAAAAAGGTTTAGGAGAAGCACTTAAAGAAGCATTGTACGGTGACGGCAAAGAAAAGAAGGGAATGATAGAAGAAGTGTTTAAGCCAATAGGAGTAGCATTAGCTGAAGGTATAAAATCTGGCTTTGCAACTATATTTTCTGATCCTTTAGTTGTTGCTGGCGTAGTAACTGCAATAACTGCTTTATTTGCAGGACCTGCTATTGGAGGTGCAATAGCTGGAAGAATTGCAGCCGGTGCATTAGCCGCTGGTGGCACAGCAGCCGCTGTAACTAAATTAAAAACACCACCAGGTGGTCCTACTGTTGGCAGAGATCCAAAAACAGGTCAGTTCACAAGTTTAAAAAATGCGCCAAAAACGAATCCTTTACTAAGTTTTGGTAAAGCAGGATTGCGTGGACTTAAATTTGTTCCAGGTGTTGGACTTGTTGCCGCTGGCGCAATGGGATTATTTGATAGTGTGTCAGGTTTTAATGCTGATCCAAACGCAGGATTTGGCGAATCATTAGGTAATGCAGGAAGCAGTTTATTAAATGGACTATCATTTGGATTATTTGGGTCAAGTCCAGCAGAAATTAAAGCAGAAGCCGCGGCTAACGCTGAAACTTTACCACCAGAAGACAAAGATATAGCAAAAACATTAGGTGTAACTCCTGAAAACATGAAATTGCTAGAAAGAATGGCTGGTATTGGTCCAGGAATGGAAAGAGTTGCTAGTGCATTTGAAAGAATTGACAAATTAGACAGATTTAGCGATAATGTAAATGCTATACAAAAAGGACTTGACATATCAGAGCTTTCCAAGTATAATAATAATATGCAAGAAATAGCAAGGTCATTAGAAGATATGAATAAAGCCTTAGCAGAAGATAATAAAGGATTATTTGGTGGTGGTACAGGCACAGCCGCAGCTGATCTAGTTAAAAAGATGAACGGATCAGGTCCTAGTACAGAATTACTAGAATCACTAAATAATAACATGACAACTATGAAACAGTCTTTGTCTGATATTGCTAAACATACTAAAGCAACAGCAGCTAACACGGACTAAAGGAAAAAAATGAGCTGGAAAAAATACTTTACACCAGTACCAACGGGTACTAACGCAGAAGGAAGCTACAGTCCGTTCAGTAATTACAACGGAGGCTTACAGCCTGGTCCCGCTACTAAAAATTATAATTCGCATCTACCTGATGTGTATGTTGGCAGTCCTAACCGTGTTGAACGCTATGGCCAGTACAATACAATGGATAGTGATTCAGAAGTTAATGCAGCATTAGATATTCTTGCTGAATTTTGTACACAAAAGAATGATCAAAACGGTACAAACTTTGCATTGAGCTTTAAACAGAAAGCAACAAACTCAGAAACAACCATTTTACAAAAATATCTACAACAATGGTGCAAACTTAATAAGTTTGAAACACGTATGTTTAGATTAATCCGTAATGCATTTAAGTACGGAGACCAAATTTTCATTAGAGATCCAGAAACTAAAAAGTTATTCCATGTAGATGCGGCAAATTTAACAAAAATTATTGTAAACGAATCAGAAGGTAAGACACCTGAACAGTATATTGTCAAAGACTTCAATTTAAACTTTGGAGAAATGGTAGCAACTACGCCACACCAAACAAATGGCCAAATAAACAATGGCGGAATGGGTAGTTACCAGAGTGCAAGTGCAGGCAAAGGCCACATAGGAGCCAATAGCGGCGGCCAAGCAGGTACTAGGTGGAGTAGAGAAGAGTCAGAGATTGCTGTAGACGCTAAACACGTTGTACATTTAAGTATGAGTGAAGGCTTAGACAACAATTATCCTTTTGGTAACTCATTACTAGAAACAATTTTTAAAGTATACAAACAAAAAGAACTATTAGAAGACGCAATTATTATATACAGAGTACAACGTGCTCCTGAAAGACGTGTTTTCTATGTTGACGTAGGTAATATGCCTAGTCACCTTGCTATGCAATTCGTAGAACGTGTAAAAACTGAGATTCACCAAAGACGTATTCCAAGCCAATCAGGCGGGGGTACCAATGTTATAGACAGTAGTTACAACCCGTTAAGTATTAATGAAGATTACTTCTTTCCGCAAACAGCAGAAGGACGTGGTTCTAAAGTAGAAACGTTACCCGGTGGTACAAATTTAGGAGAAATTGATGACCTTAGATATTTTACTAATAAGCTCGTACGCGGTTTACGAATTCCTAGCTCATACCTGCCTACAGGGGCTGAGGATGCAAGTAGTCAGTACAATGATGGTAGAGTCGGAACAGCATACATTCAAGAATTAAGGTTTAATACTTACTGTGAGCGTTTACAAGGTATGCTCATTGAAGAATTTGACAAAGAATTCAAGAAATACTTGTTAGAAAAGGGTATGAACGTTGATACATCAATGTTTGACCTTATTTTCCAACCACCACAGAACTTTGCATCGTATAGACAAAGCGAAGTTGACAATGCTCGTGTACCAACATATACACAAATGAGTGCTATTCCTTATATTTCGAATAGATTTGCACTAAAACGTTTCTTAGGTATGACAGAAGAAGAGATTGCTGAGAACGAAAGACTGTGGAGAGAAGAAAATGACGAGAATCTTGAAACACCACCAACAGATGCCGCAGGCGAAATGCGTGGCGGAGGTATTTCAGGAGCAGGTATGGAAGCAGACTTAGGTGGAGTAGAAGATGAAGATACTACTGTACCATCAGAAGATGGTGGAGATGCAACACCGCCAGATACAACAACAGGAACCGAACTAGGCTCGGGCGCACCAACAACTGACCAAACGGTATAAATACAATATGATACTTAGAGAATTATTTTATTTTGATAGAGAAACACTTGAGCCTGTAGAGGATAAAGTCTACGAGCCTGAGCATGATCAATCTCCAATCAAAGCATCCGACACAAGAAAAACTAGACTAACACTAGGTCAAATCAATAGAATAAGAAAAGCATCAGAAACACATCACGAAGAAATGCAAAATGAATTAGATTTTGTACGTCAAATGTATGGTATAGCATCGCAAGCGGAGGCCGGCGGTGTTTAATAATGGCCAAAATTGATAAGTCTCTTTATACAAAAGAAGAATGGCTAGTAATACGCAACAGACGTAGACTAGATAAACAACTCAAAAAACAAAAACAACAAATAACACAGTCTATGAAGAACAAAGACACTAAAACTGCCTTTGTATTAGGCAATGGTGTAAGTAGAGCTTCTATAGATCCAGAGCAATTAGCAAAATTAGGTGCAACCTACGGATGTAATGCATTATATAGAACGTTTGCTCCGGATTATCTTATTGCTGTAGATGTAAAAATGATATTAGAGATATCTAGAAGTGGTTATCCTGATAGAAACACTGTTTGGACTAATCATAACAAAGCATACACTGAATTAAAGAACATTAATTACTTTCAACCTAGCAAAGGATGGTCAAGTGGTCCTACAGCATTATGGTTAGCGGCTGAACACGGTTATGATAATATCTATATTTTAGGATTTGATTATAAAGGTTTAGATGACCATAGTAAATTTAATAATCTATATGCTGACACTAAAAATTACAAAAGAAGCAACGAAGGCGCCACATTCTACGGTAATTGGCTAAGACAAACCAAAACAGTTATAAGAGATAATAAGCAAACTAACTTTACTAGAGTTATAGCACCAGATAATTATCAGCCAATTGAACTAAATAATTTTGAGAACTTTAATACAATAGAGCTTGGAAATTTCCAAGAAATCTTCCAAATCTCGCAATTCTAGCGAAAATGGCTCGTTTTGAGCCTATTTGTACATACATTTCCGTATAAATAGTAAATACAAATGACAGCCTTACCATAGGTAAAACTTTTATAGGAGAAACGAAATGGCAGATAAAAATAAGTTCGAAGAAATGCTCGAGCGTCTTGTTAATGAAGACAAAGCCGGTGCAGAAGAACTATTCCACGAAATTGTTGTAGAGAAGTCAAGAGACATCTACGCAAATCTAATTGAATCAGATATTGAAATTGAAGAAGAAGACAAAGAAGTCGAAGAAACAACTGACGAAGAAGTTGATGAAGCTACTGACGAAGAAGTAGATGAGTCAAGTGATGAAGAAGTTGATGAGTCAAGCGACGAAGAAGTAGACGAAAACTTTGATCTAGACGAATTTGAAGTTGAAGGCGAACCAGAAATTGGTGGCGATGCTGGAGACGACATGTTAGGTGACATCGAAATGGGTGGCGACGAAGAAGGTGAAGAAGGCGAAGAAGAGCTTGAAGACCGTGTTGTTGACTTAGAAGACGCACTTGACGACCTAAAAGCAGAATTTGAAAAAATGATGGGTGACGAAGAAGGCGAAGGCGATGACGAAGAAGGTGAAGAAGCACCTGAAGAAGAAGCGTTTGCGTTTGAAGCAACTGATGAAGAAGTAGACGAAGCAACTGATGAAGAAGTTGACGAAGCTGCTGATGAAGAAGTTGACGAAGCTTCAGAAGAAGAAGTAGACGAGTCTACATCACAAAAATCAGACAGAGAACAAATGCGTGAGTACGTTGACAAAGTAGCAAGCGGACACGGCGCAGAAAAGAAAGGCACAGGCGACAATGGAGACGGCGGAAAGTCACCAGTAGCAAGTGCAAATAACATGGGTGGTACTTCAGCTAACATCGTAAAAGGTGGAGAAGCAGGAAGTGGTGACCATGCTGGTCTAGGCGAACTGAACGCAAAAGACCAAGACGGCGGAAACATCAATGTACCAGGCGGTAAAGCGTCTAAAGCTGGTAAATCAGAACCAGGTCACGGTGCAGAGAAAAAAGGGAAGCCAGAACAAGCCGATAAGGGTGCAGGTTCACCACTAAACGGCGCTCCTAAAAGAGCAAAATAAGGAAACTGAATGCAAAACTTTCTAAGAGAGCATCTGACATTTGACCAAGCTAACATGGTCGTTGAGTCTGCTGAAAATTCCAATGGAGGAAAAGACTTATACCTAAAAGGTATTTGTATACAAGGCGGGGTGCGTAATGCTAACCAACGTGTATATCCTGTAGAAGAAATTGGCAGGGCTGTCAAAACTCTTAATGACCAAATCCAGGGAGGATATAGTGTTCTTGGAGAAGTTGATCATCCAGAAGGACTTAACATTAACTTAGACCGTGTATCACACATGATTACTGAAACGTGGATGGACGGACCTAATGGTTATGGTAAATTAAAAGTATTACCAACCCCAATGGGGCAACTAGTGCAAACAATGCTGGAAAGCGGAGTTAAACTAGGTGTCTCATCTAGGGGATCTGGTAACGTATCAGAAGACGGAAGCGGAAACGTTTCCGACTTTGAAATTATTACAGTGGACGTAGTTGCACAACCTAGTGCTCCTGGAGCGTACCCAACGCCAATATACGAACACTTGATGAACACCCGCGGAGGGTACCAGGCATACGAACTAGCACAGGCAACTAAAGAAGACCATAAGGCACAAAAATATTTAAAAGAGAGCTTATTAGGAATAATAAGCGGGCTCCGATAACTGAGGAGAATATAATATGTTGGAAGCATTAAAATCACTCTTCGAGAGCAGCGCACTTTCAGAAGAAGTAAAAGCAGAAATACAAACGGCTTGGGACGCGAAGATCACTGAGAATCGCCAACAAGTTACCGCTGAACTTCGTGAAGAATTTGCAAAGAAGTACGAACACGACAAGTCAACAATGGTGGAAGCCATTGATAGCATGTTATCTGAAAGATTAGCAGAAGAAATTGCTGAATTTTCAGAAGATCGTAAACAACTTGCAGAAGCTAAAGCAAAATATGCCATTGCAATGCGTGAAAACGCAGAGCTAATGAAAGATTTTGTTTTAAATCAACTTTCAAAAGAAGTTGGTGAACTACACGAAGACAAGAAAGCAATGGCATCTAAGTATGCACAGCTTGAGGAATTTGTAGTTGAAGCTCTTTCATCTGAGATTGCAGAGTTCTATGAAGATAAGAAAGATTTAGCAGAAACAAAAGTACGTTTAGTACGTGAAGCTAAAGAACACTTCAAGAAAGTTAAAACTAACTTTGTTGAAAGAAGTGCTACGGCAGTATCAGAAACTGTTGATAAAGTTCTCAAAGGAGAAATTAGTCAACTTAAAGAAGATATTGAAGAAGCACGAAGAAACGATTTTGGTCGCAAAATATTTGAATCATTCAGCAATGAATATGCAAATAGCTACCTAAATGAAAAAAGCGAAAGTGCTAAGTTACTTAAAGTTATTGACCTTAAAGACCAACAACTTCAAGAAGCAAAAGCATTTGCTACTAAAGCTAAAACATTAGCAGAAGCTCAGGCAACTGAGAAGAAGCAATTAGTTGAAGCAGCAAACCGTGAAAAGATCATGCGCGATCTAATTGCTCCATTGAGCAGAGATCAGCAAGAGATTATGACAGACTTACTGGAAAGTGTACAAACCACTAGATTACAAAAATCTTTTGACAAGTACCTACCATCAGTTATTGATGGCCAGACTCCAGCAAAGCGTAAGGCAATATTATCAGAAGGCACAGAAGTAACAGGCAACAGAGAAAAAACAACGACACATGTCAAAGCAGACGAATCAAATGTACTTGATATACGCCGTCTTGCTGGATTAAATTAAGGAGAAAATGATGTCAGAACTATTAGAAAGTCGCTGGACAGAAACCAAAGATGCTCTTCTTGAAGGCCTAGACGGTAACAAGAAAAGCGTAATGGCTGCCACACTAGAAAACACTCGCAAGTATTTGTCTGAGAGTGCAACAGCTGGAGCAACATCAGCTGGTAACGTAGCAACACTTAACCGTGTTATCCTACCAGTTATCAGACGTGTTATGCCAACTGTTATTGCTAACGAGCTAGTTGGTGTACAACCAATGACTGGCCCAGTTGGTCAAATTCACACGTTACGTGTACGTTACGCAGAAGGCTTTGATAGCACAAACGGAACAGACACAACAGCTGGTGAAGAGGCGTTAAGCCCATTCAAGATTGCTGAAGGCTATTCAGGCGCAGCGGACGATAAAGCAGCTACTACAGCAGCTTTAGAAGGCCAAGCTGGACGTAAGTTAAGCATTCAAATCTTGAAGCAAACTGTAGAAGCGAAGTCAAGAAAGCTATCAGCTCGCTGGACTTTTGAAGCTGCACAGGATGCACAATCAATGCACGGTATTGACGTTGAAGCAGAAATTATGGCTGCTTTAGCACAAGAAATTACCGCTGAGATTGATCAGGAAGTTTTAGCAAGCCTATCTAGCCTAGCTGGTAATGCCGCTGAAACATATGACCAAGCTGCTGTATCAGGTACAGCTACATTCGTTGGTGACGAGCATGCTGCATTAGCTGTTCAGATCAACCGTGTTGCTAACTTGATTGCACAGCGTACACGTAGAGGCGCAGGTAACTACGCCGTAGTTAGCCCATTTGCGTTAACAATTCTACAAAGTGCAACAACTTCAGCGTTCGCAAGAACAACTGAAGGTACATTCGAAGCACCAACTAACACTAAGATGGTTGGTACATTGAATAATGCAATGAAAGTGTACGTTAACACTTACTCAGCAGATGGTGCTGATGTACTTGTTGGTTACAAAGGCGCAAGCGAATCAGACGCACCAGCGTTTTATTGCCCATACATTCCATTGATGTCAAGTGGTGTTGTATTAGATCCATCAACATTCGAACCTACCGTATCATTTATGACACGTTATGGTTATGTTGAATTGTCTAACACAGCTTCATCGCTTGGTAACGCAGCTGATTACTTAGGTAAAGTTGCAATTACTAATGGTAATGTTAGCTTTAGCTAAGTTTTTATAAACTGAGAAAATAGGACCTTCGGGTCCTATTTTTTTGACTAAATAATTTTAGTATAGTCCGCTTTAGAGACTCGCATAGGTTCATGCGTTAAAAGAATCGTATATCTGTTATTATAGGAGAAATACGATGACTAAAGAACTAACCTTTATATATCGCGGTGTTAAGTATGTTAAAACCGTAAGAGTATAATTCACGTAGGACAAGGATGTCCTTTTTTCAAATCTGTTTTGATAAATACTATTGTCAAATAGTGTGCCGCAAGGCGGACTTATGCTGTTTAACCCACAGCGTACCGGATAGAACCCGGATAGGACTACTTATATAGGAGAAAAAAAATGGGAAGACCAATTAACAAAAGATTTTTTGGACCAGCTACTGCAGGTGGTAATGAAATCAAAGTAGACTTTTATAACGGTGCAGCCGTTGTTGAAGGCTATATCGTAAAGCAATTAGGATCTAAAAAGTTTCGTGTAGCGGCTATCGGTACACCAGCAACAACTTACGATCGTGTATTAACAACTGGTAAACTACCAGCTACGCTAACTGGCACAGAAATGGCTATTAGTGTAAAAGGTGATGACGGTGAAACTTACGGAGTTAGTAAAATTTCAGGACGTAAGGCAACTATCGTTGCTCCAAATGCAACAGGTGCAAACGCATTAGACGGACAGTCAATTGCATGGAACTTTAGCACAAGCGCAGTTGATGGTGCTGTTGAAATCGAAGAAGCTGGTGATGATGATACATTAATCGGCGTAGACGATACAGACTTCACTGAAGACGCATAAGGAATAACTTATGGACAAGTATTTAAGAGTAGCAGACGGAAACTATAGAGTATCTGTTAAAAGCGGTGGTAGAATTACACTAGACACAGGAACGGAAGTTGGTGACGTTTATGTTACTGGCAACCTTGTTGTAGAAGGAACGCAAACTACTCTTGATACTGTTAATACAACAGTTGAAGACAACATAATTGTACTAAACAAAGGCGAAACCGGGAACGGCATCACTAGAGATGGCGCTTCCGGTATTCGTGTTGACAGAGGCACAATAGAAGACGGCCAATGGGTATTTGTTGAAAGTTTAAACTGGACAGATACACAAAATAGTGGCACTACAGACTTAGGTGCATGGAGTGTAAGATCTCCAAGTGGTAGAGTTGGTGGTATTGAAACTGTTAGTATTGTTACTCCGGGTGTTGATTTAAATTTAATGGGTCAATACAATTTATCAGGTAACGTAACACCTAACCCTGGTATGTTAACTGTTAAAGGAACATTTGAATACGAAACTCGAGTAAGTGACGATGATCATATTCCAAACAAAAAATATGTTGACGATACTGTAACAAACTTTTTTGGTACCGTTGTTCCAAACAGAGTTCAAGTAGGCGACACCAAAGTACAAGTGTATGATAATAGTGTTGCAGGTCCAAGTAGAGTTGAAGTAGAAATTGACGGTAACTTAATACAAGATATTCGTCCTACATATTCAGATCAATACGGAATACGAATTGAGCAAACCCTATACGGTACAGAAATAAAAACACTTGGCACAAGTCAAGAAAATTTAATTTTAAGCGCAACAGGAACAGGACATGTTGTTGTTGACGATAATTTAAGACTAGGATATACACCGCATGAAGGCGTTGACGGTGTAACAGATCCTGCAGAACCCGACGATGGAATACTACTGTATGCTAAACCATCACAGGCGGCAGGTACAGGAATGTATTTCGTTAATGCTGAAAGTCAACGCGATGAGATAATAAGTAAAAACAGAGCACTAGTTTTTAGTATGCTTTTTTAAGGAAACAATATGGCAATAGTAAACGAAGCAATTATTGATCAAGGTGGTGGCGACTACAGACACATTATGTTAACTGTGCCAGCAAATAAATCATATGCTATTACAAACATTTTAATATGCAATACGTATGACCCAAGTGCAGCAACTCCAGAGAATGAAACTTGCGAATTTGATTTGCACTTTGTTCCAGCATCTGGATCATACAGCGATACAGTTACTTCAGTAGTAAGAAGACTGTCATTACCAGCAGGTGAAACATTTACTTTAGACACAGAAAAAGTTGTGTTAGATGCAGGTGACAGTGTACAAGTTAACGGCGGACCTTCAGCAAGTGGTACAGGTAGACTAGCCTGTACAGTGAGTTATTTGGATATTACATAATGAGATTACTCAAGGCACAAAATACAAATAGAAGAACTATCTATGGTAGAGGTGTACAGTTTGATGTAGATGATCAAGTGTATATGGAATCTACTAATAGTATACGTGTGCCTAAAGGTACAACAGCAGAACGTCCTGCTAATCCTGAAAATGGACACTTTAGATATAATACAACAGACAATAGATTTGAAGTTTATGAAGCTGGTGTATGGGCAGGCGTTAGAGGAGCAACACCTGTACTTGTTGGAATTACACAACAAGGTTTAGGTAATGGTGATGCATCAGAAACTGTATTTGGACCATTAGCAAGCGGAGATGCAGAATTTCCTGTTCCAGCAGCCGCACAAAACGTGTTGGTATTTGTTGAGAACGTATTTCAAATTAGCACAACAAACTACACACTAGAACAGAGCGTAAGCGGTAATCTTACTGGCCCTAACGCTCCATATGCCGACGGTTGGTATATTAAATTTTCTTCAGCACCAGACTTAGCAAAACCTATTACTGTACTACATAACTTCGACAAGTAATCCAATAAATACAAGTAGGAGAACTTTAAATGTCGCAAGTAGGTAGAATCTCAGGTCCGTTATTATTTGCCAATCTGGAAAGAAATGGTATTGATCTAGCCTTTGAAACAGACTTAATTTATCTTGATGTAACAGGCAACAAGATAGGTATACGCAATGCTTCACCTAGTAATGAAATACAAATTTTAGACACTACTAGAACAGTATCTTTAATTGCTGATACACAAGCAAACATAGCAAACTTCGATATACAAACCACTACAATACAACCGTTTCCGGGCGATGTAATTCTTGATGCAAGATATAAAATTACTAGTAGCAATGTAAAAACCGACGATATTTTTATTGATGACAATTACATTAGTACAACAAATAATAACAGTATTTTAGAACTACGTCCTAACGGAACAGGACAAGTTGAAGTATTTTCAAACTTAGAAGTAGACGGAGATATACATGCCGATGGTAATATTACACTAGAAGGTAATATTACATTTGGTGATGCATTGTCTCAAGACACAGTTACATTTGATACTGATGTTACTAGTGATATTAATCCAAATACTACTGTAAATTATGCTCCATATGATTTAGGTAAAGCTGATAAACGTTGGCTAGAAACTAATACAAGACTAGCAAACGTATCTAGAATAAATGCTACAGACTTTGCATTGGGCGGAGTTGACCTTACACTATCGCCTGGTAAAACTTTTTATGTTGCAAAAAATGGAGACAACGATAGTAACGGTGAACATATACAAGCACCATTTGAAACTATTGATTATGCACTAACGCAAGTATCAGCAGGCGACACTGTTTATGTATTACCCGGCGAATACGAAGAGTCGTGTCCTTTAGTTGTACCAGCAGGAGTAACTGTTACAGGTCATGACATAAGAAATACAATTATTACTCCTCCAAGTAGTTCAAGTTCAAGAGATATATTTCATCTTAACGGCGAAACTACTGTTCAAAATTTTACAATAAAAGATTTCTTTTATGATAGCGGTAATGACGTAGGTTATGCATTTAGATTTGCTCCTAGTGCAACTGTAACATCACGTAGTCCGTATGTACAAAACATCACAGTAAGCACACAAGGTAGCACAACTAGTGCAAGCGATCCAAGAGGATATGCAAGTGCAGATGCAGGTAAAGGTGCTCTTGTAGACGGTGCAAGTGTCCTTGGTACAAGTAACGAAGCAAGTATGTTATTTCATGCTGTAACATTTATTACACCAGGTGTTGATGCACTTACAATGACAAACGGAGTTAGGGTAGAATGGCTCAACTCATTTACATATTTTGCCGACAAAGGAATGTATGCTGTAAATGGTTCAACAGGACATTTAAGTACAGACGGTTCAACAATATTATATGGTGCAGAATTAAGATCAATTGGATCAGCAAACGTATACGGAAACAAAGGTGCAGTAGCAGACGGCGATGACACACTAATGTACCTTATCCAACATAACTTTGGATACATAGGTGCAGGCAAATTTGTCGACAATGATCCAAGTAGAGCAATACAAGCAAACGAAACTGAAGAATTAAATTCAGGTACAATTTACTTTAGTTCTACAGACCATCTAGGAAATTTTAGAGTTGGTGAACAATTTTTTGTTGACTTAGACACAGGAAACAGTACACTTACTATTGACGAATCAACTGTAGATTCACTTGCTGGATTAACTGTAACTACAAATGGTAACATTGCAATTATAGATGCAACAAAGATACAAAATCAAAATATCAGATTAAGCGGCAACACAATAGAAAGCCTAAGTGGCGGCATGACTATTGATAGTCCTGTGTCTACATTTATTAATCTAAATGGCGATACTAGTCTCACTGGTAACTTAGATATAACAAATAACTTTACATTTGATGGAACACTTTCACTAGCAGGTAATCAGCCAACTGATACAGTTACATTTAATACAGAATTTAGTCAAGACTTAGAACCTAATCAACACGATACTTTTACATTAGGTAAGGAAGACAAGCGTTGGAATTTTGCATATGTAAATGATGCAGATTTAAATGGTATAACAATTGAAACAAATGTTATTACTACAACTGATAGCAATGCTGACTTAGAATTAAGACCTAATGGAACTGGCAAAGTAAACATTACCGACGATGTAGGAATTGGCAATGATATTACTGTTGGCGGTACGTCTACATTCCAAAACTTACAAGTTGCTACTATTGATGTTGATGCTGATATTACAGCAACAGACTTTACTATTAGAAACTTTGATATACAAGGTAACTTAGGTCAACTAGGTCGTACACA